AGAAGTCGCCAAGGGCATCTCCACCAGAGACAACCGCAGCCGTGCCCATCGTAATCGTAGGTGCTGCCAAAGTGCCGCCCACGCTTGAGATCTTCGCCATGTTGTCAGACGTATTGTTGTTGTACGCTGGTACGCCGCCGGGGCCGACCGTGTCTTTGAGCGTAGAGACGATCATGTTTTCACGCAAGTAGTGGCTGCCAAACTTGTAATAGTTGGTTGCGGTAGTTGAGCCGCTGTTGCGGTCCTCTCGCCCTGCAAGCGTAACCGTTGGTGAACTATACGAGGCGACCACGCCAAGCACATCGTAATACCCAAGGTACAACTTACGTGCAAAGTTTAGCGTAGACTGCGTGCGTGCATCCTCAACATCGTTTTGCTTAGGACGTGCCCATGCGTTTTTGTCGCCACCGCGTGCTGCGCGTTGAGACTGCCCCGTCCAACGAAGACGCGTATACATGTCTCTGGACACAATGCGCGGGTTGACGTGCGTGCCGGTGGTTGGTTCGGGAAGGTAGTAACCTTCACCACTACTCATGCCAGCGGACTGCGGCAATGAAAGCGTAAGTGCGCTCACCTTGCTAATGCCACCCATGGTGCCTTTCTTTTTAGCAATTTTGTCAGCAATAAGTGCCTCTTTGTGAATCCACGCGTCCCAGCGGGGTCCGTAGTGATATTTCAAAAGATTTGCGTATGCGGTTCTAGACTGACCAGAGCCAACACTGATCTCATTGATTCCTGCGTAACTAACCATTGTTCATTTCCTCTCTAGTCAGTTGTTCCGAAAAAGAGCTTTTTCGAGTTGAGTTATGTCAATGTCCTCGATTGTAGGACCATGACCACTGCTCCCACCGGAGAGAGCCGCTGCCAGGACAGCATTTGCGCTTGCGTTTGGTCTGGACACAGCTTGTGGCTGTGGTGGTTGCGGCACTTGCGCCTCCGCACCCTGTTTAACCATCTTAAGTAGCGGTAGATAAGGCTCCACCGCCCATTGAATCGCCTGCGCCTCCGTTGCATTGCCTAAGTTTTCTGAAAGAATCGTTGCCGCTTGCGCCTTGATGTTGTTCACCACCTCGGGAGGGATGCTGCCATACATGTTCAAGGTGGCATCCACCTGCGGGCCCAAGGATGTCTCGTGCTGTACCTGCTGCTGCTGGCTGTGCATCAAATTGATGTAGTTTTGCATCTCGGAGATCTGACCCTCATAACGAGACTGCTGATGTCTGCGCTCCATATCCGAGCGGAACATGTACACATCGGTGGCGCTGGTTGGGTCAAGCCCTACCGTAGTCATCATGTCCGCAAGCTCACGCGGGTCGTTCATGTTTGGCTGCGCTTGCTGCTGTGCCTGCGCCGCCTGTTGTTGCTGCTGTTGCGCATATTGCTGCTGCTGCATGGCAAGCTGCTCATTGAGCTGCGCCTGCTGCTGCATATATGCCTGCATGACCTCTTGCTGGCTGGGCTCTTCTCCATTCGCAAGCCCCTCATCTTGTGAGGGTGGCTCTTCTTGTGGATGAGTCTCCTGCGCTGGGGGCGCTTGCTGCGGCAGCGGGGCCTCTATACCTGCAGCCGCGAAAAGCTCACCCAGGGATGTGCCTTCCGCCTGCGCCTCGGGGGCGGCGGGGGATGTGGGAGCCGCCTGGGTTGCCTGTACGGGCGTAGGGCTTTCTCCGAAGAGTGCCTGATCTATCTGTGCGATTTCATCACGTAGGTCGGATGCCATTGCTCACGATAGTACCCTATGTAGCGTATCTGTCAAACAACAACCCCTATATGATGGGTGCGGCAACATCTTCAGGGCTAGGCAGTGCCCCCTCCTCTTGCTCGCCTGGCCCTAAAAGAGGCCCATATGCGCCACCTCCGCCATCTCTAGGACTCGGCATTTGCGCGTCCTTCGGTGGTGGTGGTCCGCCCATTGGAGATTGCGCATTCCCCGACAGCATCGAAGATTCGGTCGCAAAGGCTTCCGTCTGCTGCGTGAGCTTCATTTCATGCTCTTCTAGGTGTGCGCGGAACCGCTCCTTCGCTGCCTGCGGCAAGGCCAAAAACTCGGGGCTCACCGCAAACTGCGCGTGGATCTCCTGATGTACGTCGTGATTGTCTTGATCCAAAAGCTCTGCCTCGAAGAACGGATCTTCAAGCAAGTCCTCATTTTCCGAGCGTGCGCGGGAGTAGTGGCTCTCGAGACGATGCCGTGTAGGCGCGTCTTCGTAGTCCACCTCAAGCACTTGGCGCAATGCCTTGGCCGAGGGGTTTTCTGGATCGAAAGCGCCCATCTGGAACAGTTCCATGGCTTCGGCAAACCTGAGCGCCCTGCTGTTTGGCGCACCACTGAAGGCTTCGACGACTACCGTGTTCTCAAAGTCGTAATCATCCTGCTTGAAGGGTCTGGTCATCCAGCGCTTGTTTTCCCCCAAGATACGCACCATGCGGCCATCCTCATAAAAGTCTCTCGCCAGCAGGAGACACTTTTGTAGTATGCGCGCAATATCGCGTTTGAACAGATGCACTTCGGGCTCATGGATAGCCTTGGAGAATTCGTATAAGTAGCTGAGCGCACGACCAGAGTCGTAGCCCTTGGGCGGCTCGCCACGGTTTATCTCCCCATAGGTCGATATGGTCTGCAGCGTGCCCACGGCCATATCCTCATAATTGAACATCGACGAAGGGATATCTGGTACGCGCATCCACTCCGGTCTCGCACCAGGGTTATATTCGATAAGTTCGCCAGCCATGTCCGAAAACATGTCTGAGTTGATGCCAGAGCCATAGGGCACCAAAAGAGGCGGGCTTAGGATCTTCTCGCACCACTCCCTTTTTTTGCTCGCATTGAGGTTGATACTGCGCTGAATCGGGATAATATCCTTAACAACTCCATCAGGGTAAAGCCCACTGGGTAACATGTTTTGCCCTAGGCGCAACACCCACGGCCACCCGTAAGGCAGGGGTCCAATCGCGACAATAACGTCGCCACTGTAGACGACGAGTCTGCCGCCAGGATAACGGTTGCACGGCTTTTGCCAGTACTCGATAAGCTCCGCTAGCTGGTTTGCATCCGCATTGGATGACTGTCCCGCTGCTGCGGGGGCATCAAAGGACCTGCCGTCGTTTTCAATGATCTCTGCGGCGTGAAGGCTGGACTCCTGCCTTCCCTCGGTCCACCGCCCCTTAGTGCTTTTGCCGTAGTGGTCGAAGGGAAACTTGTCATCGAGCACCCGCAAAGGGAGGAGCTTTCGATGGAAAATGTGCTCAATCTCCTCTTCGGACTTCGCGTGCGGGTCTGCGAGCGCTGAGACGATGTCCACAAACTGCACATTTATCTCTCCAAGGGCCCGTCTTTCCATCCTAGGCATCTCAAATTCGTCAGTGTCCGGCACCCCGGTCTCAGGGTCGATCATAGGGAAATCAGTGTAGTCACCCTTGCTTGGATCCCAGATAACCTTGTAGTACGCGGCACCGTGGATCTGTGCTGCCGTCTCGGCGCGCATCAAAGACTCGAAGTTTATCACGTCGTTACGCAGAAAGGATCGCACGAGTTTTTGAGAAGCCTCCGCTCGAGCGAGGGACTTTTGGTCAGAATTGGCTGGCACCACCTCTGGATTTGGCATACTGCGCAGGACGTCAGAAACAGCAGTACGCACGGTAGGGCGGATGTAGTTGAGCACTTCACGCGCCTCATCTATGTCGAAATCGTCTTGCACCCAGCCCAGCGGTGAGGCCGTGCCCCACTGAAGGCCCCTGTAAAAGGCCATGTTTTCGATAAGATAGGGTGCGCGGGTAGATATAGCCTTCACAGCGTCGTCAAAGAGGCTCTGCACCTCCGAAAGCATCTCCCGTGCGCGCTTTTTTGTTAGCTTTTTCGGTTCTGCCATATCAGCTCTCCGGATCTAGGACGCGACCGGCACCATTGAGCTTGCCACGTTTCATGAGCTTCGCTTCAAGCGCAGCCCTTCTAAGAGGGGTTTCGATGTCCAGCTGCCTTTCTCTAAGGCTTTGCTCTTTCTTCTTGAGATCATGCTGCTCCATCCATAGATCGCGGGGTAGCCCACCTATTGGGGCCGCGTTCTTTAGGTGCTCGAGATAGTCATCTGTCACCTGCTTGAAGATCTCAGATATCTGGGTGTTGTTTTGGATAAGCATTTGCACTGTTTCTCGATGCCCCTTTAGGAGCCAATACAGCGCTACCGTCGCCGTACCTATGATGCAGACAAAGCCCACCGTTGCCAAAATCCATGCGCCAACCATGCGCAAACCGTAGCACACAACCTGCCACTTTGCCGACTACCGCCGTCTTGGGCGCATTCCACGCAAAGAAGGGCGCTTATCTGCTGCAGTTTTGCCCTTTTGGTCATGGCATATCTTCGCCATGATTGCGGTCCAGATGTCATCATTATGCCTTTGGGTGGGTGTAATCACCTTAGCAGCGATCCTCTGCGCCCTGCGATCCACTGGTGGTGCAGCCTTTAGGTGCCCGAAGAACCCCACTGCTGCCGCCATTACACAGTCATCGTGCTCCCCAGGCGGTGCTTGCATTTTGCCGTCATTGCTCTCAAAGGCGAGATGCTCTTTGATGATGTGCTCGCTAAGAAACACCAGCGCCTCGGTGCGTATCGCCTCTTGGGTGTCCGCGAGGATGCGCGTCTTGGTTGAGGCTGTGACTAGAAATCCAAAGCGGAAAGTGTTTGGGTCTGCCACCTTGCCCTTAATCATGTCCATCGTGCGGCGGTGATAAATGTGTGGGTATCGGTTTTCAATAATACGCGTACACGCGGCAAGCCCCGGGCCATTCGCTTCGGGTACTAGGTAAGCATCGTTATACCATTCAGCCAAGGTGCAAAGCAGTTCACCAAATGCGGGTGCAGGCACTTTGATTCTCAGACACGCAGCCTCCACCGCTTGCGTGCCATCCGTGCGATCAAAGACGATTGCCACTGACCAGTCGCCGCGCTTCAGTCCTTGCGCAACGTCCGCGCCGATGCAGTACGTATGCCCCTCTTTGGGTTTTTGCCACACGGTAAGGTTTTGCATCCCTGCGTGTACCTTCTTGGGATCTTCGTTGGGGTCCATCCTAATATATGCATCCGGCCTTACGCTCTTTGCGTGTAGCAACATGCGTTGCAGCTTCCGCTGGTCATACCATTTTGAGGAGGTAGACTGAAATGATTCCGATGCGCAGCTGGGGAACTCTTGTGCGAAGAAAAGTTCTGGCGGCAAACCGTGCTCATTTGCCTGACAGTCGTTTTCAATCTTCGTCCTGCGCCACTTGATTTGCTCGAGCGACGTATCTGGAAAGGCATCAAGCAAAGCCTTCTCGTCAGCGTCGAGAGTGTCAACGATGTGCTGTCTCTCCCAGTCAAAGACCTGTTCGTTGTATGCTGGGTCCTCGAGCCAGGAATAGAAGAACCGAAAGTACCCGTTCCACGACTGCATGATAGATGCGTCCTTGGCGTCGTGTGCAACAATCATATCGTCGATGTGCATAGCCTTGTTCCATCTTTCGTAAAAACCACCCTGCGGCCCGTTGCCGGTACTCTCCTCCACCACCGTGCTGTATCTTGGTGCTGCGGTTAGCGCGCTGTTTACTTCAGCATAGCTTTCAAAGAACGCACTTTCAGATAAGTGCATCAGGTCAAACTGGTCGCCACGCGCAGAGTTGTCGCCACCGGCACTCGCCACGACATAGCGCGAGTTGTGCTCCCAGGTGTAGCCCTCAGTCCTGTTTTTGTACTGCGCAACCTTCCTGTATTTATCGTATTCAGGTGCCCAGTAGTTATAGAAGTCCTGCGTGTATTTGAATATGCGCCTTGCGTTAGCACCGCGATGCGCCATGACCAGTGCGCTCATGTTGGGCGTGAAGTTGGCCTCTAAATAAAACCTGGCCCCAATGTATGAACTGACGCCCGCACGCCTGCACTTGGTGATGACAATACGCACCGGGCCATCGGACAGCTCGAGCTCAGGGGCCTTTTGCTTGAACTCATTTAGGACTACGTCAATGTTTCGTGCGCTGATCTTTCTCACCAACGTGGAAAACTTCTGCCGAGGACTAATACCTAATACCTTCGCTATTTTGTTCTTATCCGGTGACAAGAGCATATTTTTGACAACGCGAAACGCCCTAGCCTTTTCAAACAGCTCATGCAACCTGCGTTGACAGTGGTTGAGGCGCAAGGGGATGAGTTCGCCCTTCTTGTCTCTGTGCTCGACAAGTATGAGCTTTTCCATTGCGAGGGCTTTGTCCTCGATGAATCCGCGCTCTACGTCGGGGTCATAGGGTGCGACCTTTATTCGTTTCTTGCGTGGCACTGCGGGCTATCACCACTTGCCCGGTGTGCCTTGCGGATATGGGCTCCACGCTTGTTCTCTGGTCGCCGGATATGGGCTGAATTTCTGAACACGCATCCTGAAATTGGGGTTATTTATCCTGCGCAGCATTGGGGGGATGGCCCTTTCTGGAAACTCCATAGGGGCGTCGGTGTAGCTTAAAACAGGACTGGCGTTGAGGATCTTCTGAAGCTCCGTCCAGTGTATTCCAGGCCCACCTTCTGGACCGTAGCCCAGCCCTTTGAAAAGGCGATTCTTCCTTTCTTGGATCTGCCCTGGCAATAAGCCGTAGTCTTTAGGGCGCTCAATACTCTTAGGTACTCCGCCACCTTTTTGATAACCCCCCGCCGGTGCATTTTGAGCCGCTACGCGGCTCAGGGCTACTTCTCTTTGTCTGCGCTTCAGTTCAGCCTGTTGCTTGCGATACCTTGCTGCTGCTGCGAGTCGCTCGCTGCCAGCGTTTGGCCCCCTGACCTGGCGACCTCCACGGTTTCGTAATACAGACTCGCTCACCGCTTGCGGCGCACGATACGCGCCCCGTCCCAGCGGTCCCGAAAAAACATAAGGTTGGCCCGTGGAGGCACCCGCAGTGAAGGATGGGCGTGACGGGCGGGATTGCTGCTTTTGCGGCTGGGTGTAGCTCACTGGAGAAGTCTTTTGGGCGGGTGCGCCACCCCGTGATCGTGGGGCGCGGCTATAAGAGGTGCTGGGGCTGCGATGCTGCTTTTGCGGCTGTCCGCCGGTCCATCCCCTAACTCCACCGCCCTTTCTCATTCCACTTGCAGGCGCACTTTGGGCGGCTAAGGCTGCGCCAAGCTCTTGTTGATAGCGCTTCCCTTCGGGTGTCTGTGGATCCCAGTTGCGGAAGAGCTCTACAAAGGGCGCATTGCCTTGTGGTGGAGGCTTTCCGGTCTGGATTGCTTCTACTACGGGTTTTGGAAGGACGTATTCGCCCTGTTGCGCGAGGATATTTACCGAATCTTTACCCGGTATGCCGCCGGTAATGCCTCCTCCTTTTTGAAAGTTTCGCGAGAGTCGCCCCTCTTCTTCTTCTTCCGGGTAGCCAAACATATCCGGCCCAGCAAGCGGGGAAGGTATTTTGCCTAGACGCGTTTGCGGCATAAGGCGCGGTTCTTCTTCGGCTATGGGCGCAGGTATGCCGGAAGTGTCTCTTTGGAGCTTAATCTCCTTAACCGCATCTATCACTTCTTCGCTTGGCGGTGTACGGGGGACAAACGGCACATCACCCTTGCCTGCAAATTTGCCCCAGCCTGCGGCTTTTTCCCATCCCGGCTCAGGCTCACCTGTCTCGAGTGCTCTTCTTTCTGATGCAGCAAACTCGCCTGTCGCGGGTGCCGGTTTTGGCTCTGCCTTCTTTGGCTTACCGCCAAACATCTTCCCCCACTGCCCTTTCGGGGAGATGCCTTTGGCTATACTTGCTATTGGCTTTTGGCTTTGTGTGAAAGTCTGCAGCTTCTTCGGGTCAGCTAGACCTATTTCCTTTTGTACCTCCTCTACTCGCTTCTGAACCTGTGAAAGCGAGGGGTCAGTGATGCCCCTAGAAAGGAAGTCAGCAACAACGATATCGCCCAGCCAATCCCCCTTTTGCACTTCATAGCCGCCTGCTGGCGTGGGTGCTGCTGTGGGTGTTTTGGCAGTTGGCGCAGGCGCTCCTTGAGGTGAAACTTGGGGCGTCAAAGGAGTGGGGGTAGGTGGTGCGCCCTGCGGTAGCATACTCATGTTCGCGCCCTGCGGTCTGGGTAGACTCATCTGCGGGCCTTGCCAGGCTACATTTGCGTCCCGCGCAGCCTGCTGCTGTTTTTGATACTCCCGATCTCGCTCTGCACCAACATGGCCCAGCGCACCTAAAGCGCTAAGCCCCGTCATAGCGCCAACGGCCTGTCGCCCTCCGGGGGTGGCAAGCATTTGCAGATTTCCTCCGGGTGATAGTTTTGCAAATTTGGATGCAGCATCGAGCGCGTTGAGCGTTCTTTGTGTTTGAGGCAGGTTGATAGGATATTTGCTTAGCCTGCGAATCTCGTCTGCCGCATGGCCGGTTCTTGCGGGCACACCCCCCTGCCCAATTCCTCTGCCACCGCCCTTGATCGTCTTAAATGCCTGGTCTAGCGGCAAAGCCTTTTGCATGTTCACCGCTGCGGACGGGGATGGTGGGGTTGCCGCAGGTAGAGGTGTTTGACCTGTAGGCAAAGACCCCAGCTTGCTCATCGGGCCTAGCGGGGGATTTTGCATCGCGGCTTGGATGTTTTGTGCCTTACTGATCGGGGCACCTCCAGAGGGGATGGTCTTCGAGATTGCGCCGGGACCCATTCCCAATCCTTTCGCTCCGAGCCTGTGCAGCCCGCCCGCGCCGAGACCCACTGGTCCCATGCGCTGACGCGTGTATTCCTGGCGCAGAGGATCTGCCTTACCCATCCCACGAGCCGCAAAGAATGCTTCTGCCTGCTGTGGTGTCATCTGACTAAAGTCTGGCACCAAGGGTTCGGCATACGGGTCCGTCATTCGACTACGGCGCGTGTAAGAGATGAGGCCTCCTAGAGGATCCTGCACCAAAGGTGCCGGTGTACGCATAGGGAGATTGAGATCGTAGGGTGGGGTTGCCATACCAGCAACATAACACACAGAGTTGCTGTTCGGACAACCGTCTGCTAGGGTCATTCTTGGGTTAAGTGTGCCTCCCAGTGCATTGCCCATCGCTAGCTGCCCTTGCATTTTGCCAGGGTGGCTTTTTTTTGCCTATTAGGCCAACCGTCTAGCTTACCACAAAAATGACCAGAATACCCGCACGCTAAACACCCCTTTACCATGCGTCGGTCAATATCCGCCTACGGCGCTCCTGGATCCGCAAACGCATCTCCTCCATGAAGATAACGTCGCACTCATCTACGGCTAACTCGAGTTTACGCAGCTTGATTAGCTCAGCCAGTCTAAACTCGGTCGTCCTGAGTATATACCGGGTACTGGTGCGGGCTTGACAGGATATTGACAGAGAAGTGGGTCGGTGGATGATGCTGCAATAGGCGGTTTTGCCCTTTTTGTGGATTTTGTAGCTGCACTCAGAAGGCGAAAGTTCGGGTGCGTACCAGGCACAGGACTTTTTGGGCGTTTCACGTGGAACTACGCAAAGTTCGCGCATGGACTGGTTGCGGTATTGGGGAATTGTGATGCGCTCGAGGGCCAGTTTACGGCGATCTAGGGATTTTGGTCCGTGGGGCTTGCGAATTGGGGCAGGGTCGGTACAGGGGTCCCTCCTTATAGGGAAATCGGGGTCGCGGGTGTCGGATCCGGGTGTCCCCCGGGGGTACAGGGGGGTCGTGTTTGTGCTGACACCTTGCCAAAGTGTCAATCTTTCGCACAAGTCTTTGTTTTCTGTCATGTTTCACATTGGGCGGAGAAAAAGGGTAGCGTCAAGCGTGGGGTTTCGGGGCTCGCTACTGCAGGCGATGGCAAACACAGGCAAACAACAGGGAGATGCTCGCCAAAAACATCGGGCAGAATCACCGTCCTACATCCCATCCCATCCAAACCCCCACAATTCCTTCTAATCCTCCCGCTCCAAACCTTGCCCAATGCCGCAAATCACCACATCAAAGCCCCTAGAGCCCCCCTCAAGCCCACCTAGCATCACCCAAAAGACCCTTTGGCATCACATACTTGGCTACCACTACAATAAACCGCATTGTTTAATCCCCTTCCATCCTATACCCTCGACGGAGGCAATTAAGCCTAAAGCCATGGGAGGCATCGAATGGATCACACAATTTACAACAAATTAACTCTAAAACAGCGGCAGATTGTCACCGAACTCAACACCTTGAAACGTGATATCGCAGATCTAGAAGTGGCGCGTGATCTCTTGGATCACTGTCCTTCTGATGCTCATCCATCGATCTTGCGCATGAACTACGATGCACGGCAGATAAAGGACGATCCGTCAATACTTGATGATAAGCACGCATATCTTGCATCCCTAGAAACCATGGTCGTTAAAACGGACGATCAACTAGCCCACGATCTAGGCCTGCACGAACCCACCAATGCCGAGTTGCTCGACTACTTGCTCGCCCCACTCATGCCTGCAAGCTAAGCAGCGCTTGTCCTGTCCTTAGAGGCTCCGATCAGTGATCGGGGCTTCTTGGGGCAATCAAGCTCAACATAACAGCCATGGGAGGCACCATCATGAACTCAACAACAATATTTTCAGGCAAGGAATTACTCGCACTCGCCAAAACCGCCGGGTCTTCTGATCGGTACGCGATATCTCACATACAAGTTAGATCGCACGAGTTAGTCACGACCAACGGCCACTTCCTGACTGTTGTCTCTACTAATGCCACCCTGGGTGACTTTGACGAGCCCCGATATGTCCTTGCAAGTAGACTCCTAGATCTCCGCTCAAGCGATGTTTGTCGGATTACAGGTGACGGCATCGAAGCAGCAAGCAAACGGGGAAATACAACCCTGATCGGGTTTTCTTCAGATAGCAGTGAGGACATCTGTTATCCCGACATTGGGCAAGTTATTCCCTCATTACCCGAAACAGTTGATAACTGTTGTTATCCCGGGATCGGTGGTGCGTGTTTCGCAGGTTATGGAATTGATGTGCTCGGAGCCCTATTTACTCTGATCAAAGCCTTTGGCGTCAACGCGATCAAACTTAACTCACCTGCAGACCAACTTTCACCTGCAGTGATCCAAGCAAGGCGCGCCGAATCTCCGCTCGATATTTACGGCGTCGTCATGCCTCTTCGCCTTGATGGCGAGTTCCTTGATTATCGCGGTATTCTGGACGGCAGATCACAATCTGCCTCACGCTCCGCTGCTTAGCGCTTGTCCTGTCCTTAATGAGCCCGATCACACCGATCGGGCTCATTGTGGGCAATCAAGCCCCAACATCAGGAGACATTATCATGAAGTCTGAAACCCTTACCGCTGCAGCGATGCAGTCTGACAGCGATTCACATAAGAACGAATTACTTGATCTCATTGTTTGTATTGAGCAAATAAAGCACGAAATATTCTGCCCAAGCCCGAAATGTGGTCAAATACTCGACATTGGGCGAGCAATCATGGTCACACCGATCGCCGATGGCAATGAATGCAGGGCAATAGTTTTCTGCGGCGCTAGATGTGCGTCGCAAGCGCTAAAGCGTACGCGAAGGACAATGCGTTTGATCGCTCGCAATGAGCCCGATTATGCAACGGGCGAAAATCCCGAGATCATTCTTTCGTTCAAGACCATCACCCCCGCTTGCTTTAAGCAGTCATTTCCACACGTTCGATTGCGGCCGGAGCCTAAAGTTGAGAGCACCGGGGCTAAAGTTGAGAGCACTGGGGCTAAAGGTGGCCACAACAAAAATCTGAGTCTGTTCTAAACATGGACGGTTTTAGCTTACAAGACATCGCATTACTAACCGCGTTGGTCATCTTCCCTTTAATCCGGGGTTGCATGGTCGCGCTGCAATAGCCAAGGGAGGCACAAAATGAGACTAACTAAGAAGCAAACACAA